TCATCCGGAACAGGTGCTTGATACCACAAAACTCGACCACGCCACTTATCTATAAGCTCTGGATGGGTGCCCACGTAAGCTATGAGAGTCCTATCTTTTGTGATCTCCCAATATTCGTCCTCGCTTTTGCTACCACCTTCACTCACTTCCGAAATTGTAATTTTACCCGCATCCAAGGTCGTGTAATATTCAGGTGCAATGCCTAGATCTTCCATATAATGGAAGTTATGCAAACATGATACAAGCGGGATGCCTCTACGGTCCTTTAAATCTTTCGCATTGTATTTTAAACTTGGACCGCTCCCAGCTATGATGATCGGCTTGAACCGGTGCTTACCAAATTCATTTCCGATACCGCTAGCCGAAAACGGTCCATGCTTTTCGTGATTAGCGCGAATATTACTTAGCCAAGTCTCTCGCCACATTTTGATTGTGTTGTCATCATTCGAGCAAGCTTCAGCATATAGCTTGGCAGGCTCAACTGGTGGCTCAAAAATGAGGTTTTGATAATCTAAAGTAATTTCGCGCTTTTTCACTTTTTAATACACACTCACATAAGCTAGAGCTGATGCACCAGAAGCTGCACTTTCCATAAGCTTGCCAACCACAGGGCCAGCAAACCCGGTAGATGCAGACCTGAAAGCAAACTCACCATCAGCAGCAAGCGCAAGCAATGCACCCGTTACGCCGGAACTACCAGCTTCCATCTCAACCGTGACCAAGCCTTTTTGTAGCAACCACCCGTAGGTTCCAGTTGTAAGTGTCGCGTGCTCGCAAACACCTACCAAAAAGTCAGCGCCGGATGCAGAGGATACCGTGCATGTGTGGCCAGCAGTGTTTGAGCCGCCTTGAAGCACAGCGCCTTTGCCCTTTTCAATGTCAGAGTTACCGCCATTGTAAACAAAAATGTACTCTTTACCGTCTTGCGTACATTTTGCACCTAATTGCGGGTCACGGCTACCGAGAGTAGCTGTTACGTTGGAAATTGTCTCAACCCGAACCGGGTCTACACCTTGAAATGCCATAAGATTACCCTTTCGTTATGGTTAAGCGATAGCAGTTAAAGCACCATGCAATCTGTTGTTAGATGAAGCTAGAGCACCCATCCACAAAAACCTTGAAACCTTGACTTGCTGGTTGATTGGTTTTTGGAATTTCTCAAAACTCATGTTTCTTTGAGGATGATAGAAAAGGTGCAAGTGATCGAGGTTTAAGAAATACATGTGACCAGTAGGAACGTGGCTGTCATGCACGCAAGGCTGGCCATTGAACATTAATGAGCTGAAACCGCCTCTAGCTTCATCTTCGCTCATGAATCTTTGGTTAGCTTGCAACAAAGCGTAATAATCGTTGTAAACTGATCTAGTTGTAACGATATAATTTGGTTGCTCTGAATCAATCGTACAATCTTGAAAAACTTGATTCATAGCTGCGATAGTTAGAGTAGTTGTCGAACTATCAACCTGCCCTCTCCACCACGCGTTATCTGTCTGGCTTATGCCTCCGACTGTCTGATCAACGGCTACGATATCTCGCAAACCTACGATCGATTTTGGATCTGAACCATCAGAGAAAAGCCCGGTGCCAAGATCATCCTTTAACGTCTTTTCAGCAATCTGAATCTTAGACTTCAAAAGATTGACTTGTTGCGCTTGGCCAGAGTTTTTCAACTCATCTTCTTCAGTGATAGCAACGCCCGCATAGAGTGACTTCCAGTCGTAAGCGGCTGACGTAATGTTGTCACTGTCTGCTGTGCTAAGCGTGTCAGCACCAGAATACCAACCTTTGGAACTAGCAACCGCGTAGTTTAAAGGGACATAAATCTGTGTTCCACCATCAGCAGATTTGTAGCTACCACCGTTTTTCATTTTTCGTAACAAAACATTCGAGTCGAAAATCGAATCAAATAGCTTTTTGACGTAATATTTTTCTGTGATCGCATTTAGCTGATCAATCGAGAGACTCATTGTTTACCTCTTTAAGTTTGTTTGTTTAAAAACTTCAAAGCGTGCTCGCTCAATTGGTCATAGCTTGATTTCGATACATCAAAGGTTGGCGAGGTAAACCGATCTTTCACGATGCCTGCCTTAGCATTTTTTTGATGCTCTTTTAATAGCTGTTCTTTTTCTCGCGTCACGGCTCTATCCACTAGCTTATCGTGATAAAAAGCCTTAAACGCTTGATCAAAAGAATTAAGACCATTTTGAATTTGGAATTCTAGCACTGCAAACTCCAAACTCTTGCCGGTTTCTGGATCTGTCGTATCAAAGTCGATGTCAGAGTATTTTTCTCTGATTGATCGAACCTCTGCCTCAAGTTTCCTGTCCTCGGCTTGCTGCTCGTTCCTTACCTTATCTTGCTCGATCTGCTTAGCGTAAGCGTCGATCGGCTTGAGCCTTTCATCCAACATCTTCGCAATGCGCGATTCGATGTCGACTTCAGGCTGATTAGGTTGGTTCGGCAACCCTGCATCACGGCTATCCCAAGCTTGCATCCAGTGGTCGTACCATGCTGGATTAGACTCGGCATATTTTTGCCACTCTGCAAATTTCTCTAAACCTTTGGTTGCATCCAATTGACCTTGAAAGCCTTCACGCTCTTTTGCGAAAGCCTCTTGCTCGTTTTTAAATGCAGCCATTCTTTGTGCATAATCATACCCCATCTGTGCCCGTTTGAGAATTGTATCAAGCGGTTCTTCTAGATCCTTGCCAGAAGCTTTATATTTTAAGGTATGTTTTAAAAGGTCATCGTCGGATTTAAATTTGTAAGCGTAGGTGTCACCCTGGGAAGGTTCTTGACCCACGCTTTGTTCTTCAATGACATCAGGCTTTGAGTCATCCGAATTAATATCATTCAATATAGTTTCATTGTCAACATGATCCATTAAACGGGGACTCCTTCAGGTGACGGTGCGGGCACGGCTTTACTGCTTGGCTGCTGTGCTGGTGCTTCACCGATAGCTATTAGGACGCCATCTTGAAACATTTGCAAAGCTTGATCGATTTGCTCTAAACCTTGCGGGTTTACTCCCTCACCTTGACTTAAAACTTGAGATACCGTGCTCATACCCTCAGCGATACTTCCAATCATCTGTTGTAGCTTGGCAACGCCTTCGCCCGGCTGGCTTGCTGGTTGCTCGGCTTGTTGCTCGGCTGGTGCCGGTTGCATCTGATCTGCCATCTCTAAACTCCCTGTTGTTGTTGTTGAGCAGCTTGAGCTTGTTGCTCTGCTACCCGTTGTAATATTGCTTCGCGATCTGGATATTCTAGCGCGTCCAGCACTTCAGTAGCATCGATAATACCTCGATCGAATAGCGCAAACACCTTGCTTTCGCGCTCTGCTATTGTAAACGGTAAACTTGAACCTGTATTTACTCTTATATCAAACTGGCCATTGATTAAATAATTTTTGGACTCGCCGGTTTGCATATTTTGGACGATCGCTCGCTTGGTGCCGTCTTCTTGTTTCATCATGTGCATTTTGAAAAACCTTGCATCGTCTTTTTCACCAGTAACCCGAATAATTCGTGGCTGGCTGTATTTCTCAAGCACTACATCTGCATATTGACGACCAACATCTCGTAGATACATGTCAAGCCCGCGCTGTTTTTGTCTGATCTGCGTGCGGCTAGCCTCTTGAAGTTGCTCGATCGCACTTGCTGCAGTCACGCTCCCAGGTGTTTGCCCGCGGCTGATATCGGTTTGACCGGATATGCTGTTAAAATATTGCTCAAAGCGGTCGATCATTGAAAGCGCTGAAGGTGAAAGCTGGACACCCGGCTCACGCCTTGCTTCACTGCCCGGCTCTTTTTCAACCACCAGCCCGGTGCGGTTTACAAGCTTCCGTGGGTTTATCCCTGAATCGGTAGAGACTATCCACACAGGGTTGCCCATGTAGTTCAAAACCTCTAGAGCTGCATTGACTAGCTTATTAAACACCCGTTGCGGAGATTCGAGTTGCTCAATTTCGCTTACGCCAAAAAACTCTCTGGGTAACGTCCTGTTCAGATATTTTGCAAAAGGAAATTTGCCGTGCTCAAACTCAAGCGGTCCTTCTTCCAGCAGCACGCCACTTGCTATGGTAAGCTTCCTGCCGTTCGGATAAATTTTATGTACTTCCATCCTTGCGATGGGGTTTCCCTCTTCATCCAGCTCGCCCGTTTCGACCGCTACCTCTTTGGTATCGTAGGG